GAGGGTGCGGATTTGGTCCGCTCCGGCATCCAGTTCACCAAAGCCCAGCAGGACCAAATCCGCACCCTCGTCGAGTCCGGCAACGTCCTCGAAGCGCAGACCATGATCCTCGAGGAGATCGAGAACCAGGTCGGCGGCACCGCGGCCGCGACTGCGAACTCGACCGACAAGATGAAGGTCGCGTTCAGCCAGGCGTCCGAATCGATCGGTATGGCGCTCCTGCCCGCCGTCGAAGCGCTCCTGCCCATTGTCATCAAGTTCGCCGATTGGGCCAGCCAGAACACCGAGATTGTGATCGCTTTGGCCGCCGCCATCGGTGGCCTGTCCGCCGCAATCGTGGTCGCCAACTTTGCGATGAAGGCATGGGCCGCAGCTCAAGCCATCGCCACAGCCGCTCAATGGGCGTTCAACGCCGCGCTGACCGCTAACCCCATCGGCATTGTTGTCGTCGCTGTAGCGGCCCTTGTAGCCGGTCTGGTGCTGTTGTACCGACGCTTTGAGACTGTCCGGAACATCGTAAAGGCGCTCCTGGCTCCTCTCAAGGCCGCGGCTGATGGCCTCGGCTGGCTCGCTAAGAAGCTCGGCATCGTCGGCGACGAGATCCAGGAGAACTTCACGCCGAGCGTCGACGAGGCCCGCAAGCAAGCCGGCGACATGTACGCCTCCGTTCGTGAAGCATCCAGCGGCCTCGAGCAGCTTGAGGACACTTCGGACAGCGCCGCTGGTGCCCAGGACGAACTCGCTAGGTCCGTCAACAAGGTCTACGACGAAGTTCGGAAACTCAACCCCGAGCTCGACGCCATGCTGGCGCGCCTCGATCGAGAAGACCAGATCGAAACATTTCAGCGTGCGATCGACGACTATCGCGAAGCCATCGCCGACAGCAGTCTCAGCACTCGCGAACAAGAACAGGCGCTCCGTGACGTCCAGCGTGAACTGCTCCGAACGCTTGAGGCGTTCGGTGTGCTCAGCAACGCTCTCGCCGCCGGCATCAAACTGAAGTTTGACACCGGCAACATCGAAGCCGCGATCGCGAGCGCCAACCGTGTTATCGACGCTTTCAACCGTGTCAAGGCGATCGCCGAAGGCGGCGCACCCGCTTCGACCTATGTTCCGCCGCGCGACGAGCTCGGCTTCCTCGCGGCTGGCCCCGTCGCCACCACCACGATCACGCCGGTGTCGAGCATTACTCGAGCACCGTCCGGCGCCGTCCAAAACGTGACCGTGAACGTGTCCACCATCAACCCGACCCAAGAAGTCGGCGAAGCCGTGGTCACCGCGATCCGTAACTACAACCGCACCAGCGGCTCAGCCCAAATCGGAGTCGGCCGGCTGTGACCGCCACCGTCGTCCAGTCGGGCGATTACACGCTCGAAATCGACACCGGCGCACCCGTCAGAGGGTTCCGGCTCGATGACGCCGTACGCGGCGTTTTAGACGGCACCACGTTCGTTCTGGACGGCCTCACCGACTTCGCTGACGTCACCGACGGCGTCAAAGGCATCCGAATCAAACGAGGGCGACGCGACATCAAAGATCAGTTCGGCGCCGGCACCATGACGTTCGTGCTCGACGACACTGCGGCTGGCGGCGTGTTCAACCCGTTTGCCAGCGACTCGCCGTATTACGACCCAGACAACGTCAAACCTGGTCTTGCCCCTATGCGGCTAGTCCGTTTGTACCGTGAAGCCGAGCTGCTGTTTGTTGGCCGAGTCATCGACTACGACTACAACTTCGGCCTTGACGGCGACGACACCGTCAGCGTCACTTGCGCCGATGACTTCTATCTGCTCGCTCAAACCGTGACCGACACGACAAGTCTTTCCAAAGAGTTCAGCGGTGCGCGAATCAGCGCCGTGCTTGATCTGCCCGAGGTCGACTATCCGTCCGGAGCGGCCCGTTCAATCGCGACCGGCACCGTCGAAATCGGCGGCGGCGGCGACTACAACCTAGAGCTCGGCCAAATCGTCCTTGACTATCTGCAGCTCGTCAACAACGCAGAACAAGGCCGCCTGTTCATTGACCGAGAGGGCGTGCTCGTATTCGAGAATCGGGTCGGCGCAACGCTGTCCTCGCCTGTCGCAAGTTTCCATGATGACGGCACGCAATATCCCTATCGGAACGTCGACATCTCGTTCGGTGCCGACAAAGTCGTCAACCTGGTCTATGTCTCAACGATAAACAACAAGAGCGCGAGTGCATCAAACGCCGCAAGCCAAGCTGAATATTTCATCCAGTCGAGAGCAGTCACCGGATCATTACTTGACACCGACACCGCCGCCCAAGATTTGGCTGACTATCTACTTAGCCCTCAGCCAGAGGCCACGTTCACCGCGATCGAGGTCGCGTTTGCGCAACTGACCGACGCTCAACGTGACGTCGTCGCCACCATTGACGTCGGCAACACCATTTCCATTCAGAAACAGTTCATCAACGGCGACACGCTCAGCGACATCTCGCAAGAACTTGCGGTTGAAGGCGTCGAACATTTCATCGACACTTCTGGCGGTCATGTCGCCCGTTTCTACACAAGCCCCACAACCATCGTCTATCAGCTCATCTTGGACGATCCCGTCTATGGTGTGCTCGATGCCCTCAATGTTCTAGGATAAGGAGCACCTATGGCTAGCCCATTCCCATTCACCTCGGGCCAAGTCCTGACCGCGGCGCAGCTCAACAGCATTAGTGAGGCGACAGCGTTCACACCGTCATGGACAAACTTCACGCCTGGCAACGCCACCGAATCGTGGTACTACATCCGCGTGAACGATTTCATTTTTGTTTACGGCCAAACAGTTTTGGGTTCAACATCGTCGATGTCGGCTGACCCACAGATCGCTTGTCCTGAGGGAACTTTGACCGGCCAAAACTTTGTTTCTAATGGAATCGTGAAGTTTGGCGTATCCGGTACTCATATGGGTTCGACACAGAAAAACGGAAACAACTTTTTGATGAATGTTCATACCGCAGGCGGTACCTACGTCGGCGTCACAGGAGTAAACGCGACAGCGCCGGGAACATTCACAACCGGAAGCAGCATCAGAATGTCGGCATGGGGATTTTTGGCATGATCACAGCAACTTGCACTACCAGCACCTGCCGTTGGCATAACGTCCCTCGTAACGTCCTCGGCGAACCCGATCCGGTCATGTGCGGGGAATGTGACCAGCCGACCGCGATCAGCGACCCGCGACCAGACCCACCGCCACCGCCTGAAGACGCATGATTATCACCAGCGAAGACGCAAAAACGGCCGCTTTGGCTTTGGTCATGAGCGTGATCGTTGTCTTTTGCTTGTGGATAGGACAGAGATGAACATCGCCAACCCGTCAAAAGCCATGATCGCCCTAGTCGCCCTGGTCTGTGTCACACTTCTGCTGATGACCGACTCGATCTCGAACGAGGCCGGCACCGGCCTGATCGGCATGATCGCCGGTTACGCCGTCGGCAACGGCATCGCGGCCCGACGCGGCGACGAGGTCACCCCGATCATCGGAAAAAAGCCTTGAGATATCACAGTTGGCAACGGGACACGCCACGCCACCCGTTCGACACCTGCTCCCCGAACTTGCGCCAGATCCGCAAGTACCTCGAGGAACGATGGGGATTCTGGAACCTCGGCTGTTATGGCCGGCGTCCGATCCGCGGCGGCACCGCATGGAGCTCGCACGCTTTCGGTGCAGCTCAGGACTTGAGTTATCGCCGTGACGACGGACACCCGACCGCACCATCCCGCGAAGTCGTCGAGCAAGACGTCATCCCCTGGCTTATCGAGCATCATGAAGTGCTCGGCATCCAGCGCATTCACGACTACTGGGCCAAGCGTTATTGGGAAGTAGGCCGCGGCTGGATCGGCCGTCCGCCTGGAGCACAAAACGATCACCTGCATATCGAGGTCACGCCTGACACTTGGACTTGGGCGTCACCGATCTCGGAGCGCATCGTGACCGGCCCGCCGCAGACCACTCAGCCGGCACCGGTGCCTCCGTACCCTGGGCAATCCGTCCGCAAAGGATCGAAAGCCAAAGATCGCGTCAAACTGATCCAGCGTGAGCTCAAGATGCTCGGCTACAACGTCGGCCCCGTCGATGGCATCTTCGGCCC